GAGAGCGGGCTAACCGCTCATGGCTACTTACACAGTTACTAACAAGTACCTGATTGACAACTTTGCCGTACTGCAACTCCTGACCCCCAGCGAGATTGCAGTCGGCAGTTCAATCACGGTTGCTGGAGTTGACGCAACATTCAACGGCACTTACTCGGTGCGCGCATTGCCACAGTATTTGTTTCTTGGTATTGATACGCAGGGCGACTTGCTGTACGACTATCAGGTGCCGATCGCTGATCAGGTGCTCTACGCCAAGACCGCAAGCGATGTTGAGCGTGTCGCAGCGTCTGGGACTGTTGCTAACGACCCTGTTTGCACTTGGGTGACTGCCGCGCAGGTCATGTCTTATCTTGGCATCACGATCACAAACCCATCAGATGACTACACGTTGCTCACGCAATCCGTGTCGGCTGGTAATCAGTTCTGTTATCGCAGGCGTCAGGAATCCTCGTACATCGACTCTTTAACGACCTCGCCAGGCGGTGACGCAACTTTGGGCACTTTGATGTATTGCGCCGCTCTGTGGCGCTCTAGAGGGTCAATAGAGGCAACCTACGCCACGTTTGACGGCATGGGATCGGCACCACAGCAAAGCCTGACCCCGATCGTCAAGCAGTTGCTTGGCATCCCACGTCCAGCGGTTGCCTAATGTCCTACACCGACCTATTTAACGAAGCAATTGATGATGTGACCGCAACGCTGACCGCGGTCTCTGGACTGCGTGTTGTAAACGACCCAACCAAACTTGCACCAAATTGCGTGTACCTTGACGCACCAAACTTCACCACGTTTGCTGGCAACGGCAACATTGTGCGCCTCGAGTTTCCAATCAAAGTCATTGGCTCTGGGCCTGCAGGTCTGCCGGTACTCCGCTCAATCTTGAGCATTGTTGCAAGTGTGCTTAATTCGTCAATCATCGTGATGGCTGGCCGTCCGTCAAGCCTTGAGATCGGTGGCGCGTTGTACCCGTGCTATGACCTTGATTGCGCTATCCAAGCCCAGACCGCATAATCCACTACTACCGAATACAAATCATCTACTATCAGATCAGAACTTAAGGAGCAAATATGCCAGCATCAACTTACCTCTCGAACCCAACAGTCAAGATTGGAACCGCAATCGGCACCATTGTTGACATCACCGATCAGGTCAGCGCAGCGACGTTGACTGTGACTGCAGAAGCTCTTGAAGACACCGCATTTGGTCAGACTTCACGCACCATGACTGCAGGCTTGTTCAGCAACTCATTGACCTTGACTGTGTACGCATCGTATGCAGCGTCAGAGTCGTACGCGGTTCTTGCACCGTTGCTTGGCACTAAGTGCACCGTCAAAGTAAATCCAAGTAGCGCTGCTGATTCGGCAACTAATCCAGGGTTTATTTTGACGGATACCTATTTTTCTAGCCTGCCTGTGATCAACGCGTCCTTGGGTGAGCTTAGTGTTTACGAGATCGAGCTCCAAGGGGGCACGTACTCGGTTGACACAACCGCATAATTAACGGCTCCAAGCCGACATAGGAGAACAATGAAAATCAAGTTGCAGTTAAAGCGCACCCCCGACAGCGCACCAGAGTATTACTACACAAACCTATTTGTGGTCACGGAATGGGAACGGCTTGAACGTCGCAACATTCAACAACTCTCCGCAAACCCGTTGTACTCGGATTACGCCTGCTGGATGCACACAATTCTCAAAATAAAAGGCGAGCAAGTTGGTGACAACTGGCGCGAATGGCTAAGCAAAAACCCTGACATCGACATTCTGCCGGTACTGGACGAGACAGACCCAAACCCTACGGACGCGGCACCTACCGCCGCCAACTAGCAGAAGTTTTGGTCGCGGTCGGTTGGTGGCCTAGCGACATTGCGTTTGACTCACGGGACTTGACAACGGTCATTAAAGTGCTTAACGAGGCAAACAAAAAACGGAGATGACGTGAACCAAGTGTCAACAAAGATTGAGGTGGTCGGGCTTAAAGAAGCCTTAAAGACCCTCAACAAAATTGACAAATCTTTGCGCCGTGAAATCACCAAGGATTACAAAAAGATTGTCCAGCCTGTCATTGACGATGCAAACAAACTTGTGCCCTCGAATGTTCCGCTATCTGGTATGGCGCGCAATTGGAGCACTCGATCAGGGTTCAAGATGTTGCCGTGGATACCAGGCATAAAACAAAAGATCGCTGCCAAAATCAACACGCGAAACATAAAGGAATACGGCGGAAACAAGTCAAATGTGGGCACGTTTGCCATTCAATGGCAAGGCGCTACTGGCACCATGTTTGACATGTCTATGGCTGGCGCGTTAGGCCGAGCGTTAAGTGAACGGTACGGTGATCGTTCGCGAGTAATGTGGAAGGCGTACGAGCAACGCGAAAACGATGTCATGTCCGAGATGGAGCAGTTGGTGAAGCGCGTCATGAGCGAAGCGAATAGAGAGACCGCGTAATGGCAATCAATATCCCGATCATCAGCGAGTTTGACGGCACAGGGGTAAAGAAGGCTGTCAAGCAATTCCAGCAACTTGAGACTGTTGGCGAAAAGGCACAGTTTGCGATTAAGAAGGCGGCGATTCCTGCAGCTGCGGCGCTTGGCGGTTTGGCTGTTGCCCTTGGTGACGCAACTAAGGCGGCAATGGAAGACCAGCAGGAGCAGGCCGCGTTAGCGCTTACTTTGCAAAATGTGACTGGCGCTGGCGCCGCACAAACCGCGCAGGTTGAAAAGCAGATCAGCGCAATGAGTCGAGCGTCTGGCGTTGCCGATACTGAATACCGCAAAGCATTAGAAGCGCTTGTGCGCGGTACAAAAGATGTTGGCATTGCCATGAACGACATGAACCTTGTCATGGACATCAGCACGGCCACCGGCATGGATTCTGCCAGCGTTGCTGACGCGCTTGCCAAGGCTTACCAGGGCAACTTTAAGGCGCTTCGATCATTGAGCCCAGAGATGTCGACAATGATTAAAGAGGGCGCAAGCCTTAACGAAGTTATGGACGTGCTTGGTGGGACGTTTGGCGGCGCAACTGCCAAGAGTGCTGAAACCGCTGCAGGCAAAATGAAAATTTTTAAGAACTCAATTGGCGAAACTAAAGAGTCAATTGGTGCAGCGCTTTTGCCTGTGCTTGAAGCCGTGTTACCCGTGCTTAACAAGTTTGCTGCATGGGCTCAAGACAACCCTAAAGCATTCTTAGCAATCGCTGCCGCAATCGGAGCGGTCGCTGCAGCCATTGTTGTCACGAATATTGCTATGGCACTCAACCCATTCAGCCTGATCGCTGCAGGCGTTGCTTTGCTCGTCGTTGCTCTAGTCGCTGCTTACAACAAGTTTGAGTGGTTCCGTGACGGCATCAACCTGATTGTCAACACGGTCATCGGGTTCTTTGCCGGCATGGTTAACGCTGCAATCGGCGCAGTTAACGCAATTATTAGCGCATATAACTCAATCCCGTTGTTGCCTGATTTGCCAAAAGCTCCAACCGTGCCTGTGCCACAACTTGGCAAACCATCTAATAAACCTGCACCTGGACAAATGAGCATTCCTCGGCTGGCCGAAGGTGGCATTGTGACAGGCCCAACTCTTGCGCTGATAGGTGAAGCAGGCCCAGAAGCTGTAATCCCGTTAGACCGCATGAATACTGGCGGGGGAGTGACCGTCAACGTCACAGGCGGACTCTCGACTAGCGCCGAGATCGGTCAAGCCGTGGTCAACGCATTGCGCGCCTATTCACGGAGTGCAGGGCCGTTGGCTCTGAACATTGCCTAATGCCAGGCGTCGCTGTTGTTGATTCAGGTAACTATGACCTGCAGATCGCTACAGGATTTAACGTCAACGCGTTTACTCTTGACGACACAACCAAAGGCGTTCTAGATAACACAACTTATGTGCTAGACGGCAATACCGAGTTTGCAAGCGTCATGGATTCAACAACAACAATCACCGTCAAGCGCGGCAGACGCGATATTGGCGACACGTTTAGCGCCGGCACGATGACATTCACCATTCAAGACGTGGACGGCATTTTTAACCCGTTTGACGAGAACAGCCCGTATTACGACACAGCAGAATCTAAGCCTGGTCTTGCACCAATGCGCCAGGTCAAGTTAATTCGATACAGCTCTACCGATGTTGCCGAGTTGCTGTACTCGGGATTTGTTGTCAACTACGACTACAACTTTGCGCTCGGCGGTCTTGACACCGTGACCGTGTATTGCGCTGACCAGTTTTACCTACTCGCACAAACATTCCTAGACGAATTAAACGTCACCCCAGAGACATCAGGCGAACGCATAGAAACTGTGCTTGACCTGCCAGAAGTTGACTTTCCAGCCTTAGCGCGCGACATCTCAACTGGCACCGTCAATCTCGGCCATGACGCTTCCTACACCGTGCAGGCTGGCACAAACGTGCTGCAATACATTGCCCAGATCAACGACACCGCCGAGTTTGGTCGCCTGTTCATGTCCCGTGATGGCGTGCTCACATTCCAAAACCGCATCGGCAACACGCTGTCTGCATCTGTGGCCGACTTCCATGATGACGGCACCGAATACAAATACAACGGCGTAGGCATCTCATTCGAGGCGGACGCTGTAGTTAACCGCGTGGTCATAACAGGACTGGACGGTAAGACGGCAACAGCCACCGACGCAGGCTCAATCGCCACATACTTCATTCAGACCAACAGCATCACAAACAGCCTGCTACACGTCCAAGGAGAAATTGACACCGCCGCGTCTTACCTGTTGAACCCTGAACCCGAAGCCAGGTACACCAGCGTAGAAACCGCATTCCTAATGCTGACCACAGCCCAAAAAGACACCCTGGCAACCCTAGAAATAGGCGACACCATCACCGTACAAAAGACATTCCCAAGCGGTGCCGGCACGACCCAGTTGGCGCAAGAGCTGTCTGTTGAAGGCATTGAGCATTATCTGGATTTCTCTACAGGCCACAGAGTGCTTTACTCAACCGCGCCAACTACGATCGTGTACGAGTTAATATTGAATGACGCCGTATATGGCACACTCGATGCAGAGAATGTTTTAGGATAGGAGCACTATGCCGATCACTACATACACCGCAGGCGAAGTTCTCACAGCAGCCTCACTCAATGCCAACTTTGCGGCGGGTGGTCTTCAACTTGTAAAAACACAAACCATTGGAACTGCTGTCAGTTCTGTGGCTGTGACAGGGGCGTTTAGCGCAACTTATGACGCTTACAAAATCTTGATAACTGGCGGTGTTGGTAGTGCTAACGGAAGTTTGCAAGTGCAAATGGGTTCAACGACTACTGGATATTACGGTGGCGGAATCGGTGTAACTTTTGCTGGCGTGTCTGACAATACCGGACAAGCAAACGGAGCAAATTTTACAAACTTTGGTAGAGGTTCAGCAGACGGTCTTTATCTAAATATGGATTTGGGAAACCCATTTCTTGCTAAAAACACTTTTGCTCAATCGACATGGGTTGTGAACCTCACAAACGGTAGAACAAGAATAAATGGGTCATATCTGAACGACACAACTTCTTACACAGGCTTCACGATAATTCCTGAAACTGGCACACTTACTGGTGGAACTATACGCATTTACGGATATGTAAACAGTTAGGACAACAAAATGACATACGAAGAAGCCGTAGCAATGTATCCACGCAACGAAGTGTTTATACAAACTGACAACAAAGAACGTCAAATGACACCTGCAGAATACGAAGCATTTATTCAACGTCAAGTTGATTACGTCCCATTGTCGTAATGCGCTGGCGTTACCTCATCGGCTACGTAGCGCTAATCGCAGTCGTCTTGTGGGGATGCGCTGGCTGCGGTTATGACGGCTCATATCGCTACCCATGCCAAGACCCAGCCAACTGGACTAAACCAGAATGCGAACCACCGATCTGCAATCCATCTGGAACGTGTACAAGGGATTTGATTTATGAGACCACGCCTTAAGCCTGAAGAGCTTCACGCTCGACTAATCGTGGTAGTTGGCATCATCCTTGCCAGCGTGTTTGCAATCACCGTGCTTGGATTTGTCTGGTCACTTATGTTTGTCACACAGCCGATCGGGAATCAATCGCCCAATGACGCCGCGTTCATAGACTTGTTATCAACCCTGACCGTATTTATGACTGGCACGTTGTCAGGCTTAGTGGCCTCAAACGGGCTAAAGTCAAAAGCAAAAGAAGGAGTCAAAGATGTTGAAGGATAAAGACAAAGCCCTACTCGCCTCATACGGTCGCTCGGTCATTGCAGCGGTCATCGCGGTGTATTCAACAGGCAACACAGACCCAGCCGATCTAGGCAAAGCAGCGCTCGCCGCGCTTGTGCCAGTTTTCATCCGATATGTGAACCCTAAAGACCTGGCATTTGGTCGTGGCAATAGCCAAAGCTAAAGCAGGCGTTCCAAACGCACGCGACTACATAGGCAACGCAGACGGTGCATCACCAGCGCCACGTGCCGGCATGAACGAATGGATAAAGCAAGCAATCGCTGCATCTAATGGCGCGCTGTGGAATAACGGGTCTTGGGGTCAACGTGACATGCGCGGTAAGCCAGGGTCTTTGTCGGTGCATGCGACTGGCAGAGCTGTTGATCTGTCGTATCGCAAAAGCGAAAAGAACCCAAAAGCAGGACGCAAAGAAGCGCTGGTCTTTATTGACAAACTTGTTGCCAATGCAAACGAACTCGGTCTGCAATGTATTTTGGATTATTTCCCAGAACCACAGGGTCGAGCATGGCGTTGCGATCGATACGCATGGCAAAAGTACGACAAGCCGACAATCCACGGC